GTGGAAGGGGATGGTGGGACCTATGCGGATGTGGTGCTGGGGCTGGCAGCCATGGTAAATGCCTGGGTGGGATATGACAACACCGGGGCGCTGCGGCTGGACGCCAGCCAAGATGATATCCTAGACACGGATAAGCCCATTTTGTGGCAGTTCTCCATGAATGAAGCCCAGATTTTAGGCCAGAGCTACACGATGAAGAACACTGAGGTTTACAACGATTGCATTGTGCTGGGGGAACTGCTGGATGACAACAGTCAGCCTGCCGGGCGGGCCACCAACTACGATCCTATGAGTGATACCAATGTATATGCTATTGGGAAAAAGACCTACCGGGAGAGCCAAGCAGGGTATGGGACGGACCAGATGTGCCAGGACCTGGCCGTGTGGAAGTTGAAGCGGGCGACCGTGTTGCAAAAGGCAGTGACCATTTCTTGCAGTCAGATGTACCACTTGGACGTGAATAACTTGGTCACAATTATCCGGACGGACAAGCCAGGCAGCCCGGTGGAGCGGCACCTGATTCAGGGATTTTCCCGACCGCTGGCCAGCACGGGGAGTATGACCATCAGTTGTGTGTCGGTGAACGATTTCCCGGAGGCGACGGTGACAGGGTGGCCGGAATAAAAAAATAGCTGTTTCTATTTTAGAAACAGCTGGGCACAAGTATGGATTTGAGTCTGAAAGGAGGATTTTGCCTATGTGCGCGAAAAAGCAGGGAAGCGCCGGGGGACTGGAACGAGTTGTCGTGCTGAAAAGCGGAGCGAGGCTGCCCCTGGTGGGAGAGAACGACCGCTACTGGCTGTGCCACGGGACCCAGTTTCGTAAAGGCGGCGCCCAAGTGGCGCGGGTAGAGGAAATACCCGTGGAACGGGAACCGACAGCCGGGGTAGATCCGCTGGAGAAAGGAGAAGCAGGAGCAGAGATGCCTGCGGAGGGCTTGGAAGAGGAGGGGAACGAGGATGCCGATTGTAAACGGAAAGTATGAATCCCCTATATGGGAGAACAATCAGCCACCTGCTATGGATGCTGCGGAGATGCAGGCTATTACAGATAGTGTCGAGGAGAGCATTCACGCTCTGGGTGACTATACCACCCCGGCCCAAAAGATGGGACTGACAGGGGACCTCAGTGTTGGGGCTTCCCTTGGTGTGCTTGCAAACATCGGCAACGTCCATGTGTGGAGGAAGACATCTGTGAGCGAATCCCCCTATTATGAATTAGGTCCTATTGAAAGTGTTGATTTATTGGGGGACGGTCATATTTCGCAATGGAGTACAGTTCGGTCGTCGGATTCGGTGTCAGTGGCAAACGATGGTAAAGTTTCATTATCTAATCCATCCACAGGAGAGTGGATAGGTTATGCTGAATATGGAAGCACTCCGACAGGCAATTATAATTTTACCGGGAAATTTATTCAAGTTACTGGTACTCATGAATCTGACACTACGGGAACAAGCAACGGATCGACACCAGTCACCTTTCTTGAAGGAGTATATTTTATTCCGAGTGATGCAGTTATATCGCAGACGAAAAAAGATAGTAATGTTTTTAAGGTGCAATGCAACAAGGCCCAAAAGGTCGTAGGGTATAAAGCTGGCACCCACGTCACATATCTAACCTCCACGAACCGCAACGCCTACCAGGAGGGAGACGATGCGAAAGAGGCGGGGTATGTGTTGGGGGATATGGTGAGTGGATACCTGTTTGCATCGGCGTGGACTGGTAATGCGTCCAATTATTATTACTCCGAGACAATTAAAGTTTCCGATACTGGGACATTGACACAGGAAAATGTAAAAAGTTATACCGCAAATGCCACTAATGATAGCTGGGTTAGTAATATTCAAAGTGCTATTAGAGGTAAATTTATTACTGTGAGTGGAGAAAAAGATAATGGTGGAAGTGAAGGAACTAACCTTGTCTATATCCCCGATGATGCCATTGTCAGTTACTTTGAAAACGGAGTCTCTCTCGGTTATCCATATAATTATGGATTTCTTGTCAATAAAATGCAACAGGTCACCGGCTACCCCGCCATCCCCGCAGGCACCACTATTGAGTATCTGGGGGTGTTGGGGGACTTTGGTGGATCCTCTTTGGGATACATCAAATACGGTTCATACGTTGGCACAGGGACAGAAAACGTGATAATTCCGTTTAAAAATAGGCCGCTGATTGGTTTTTTGAACGTCGACGTCACAATGTTCACTGATACAAATTGGGTTGTGCCGACTGGAAACAGCGGAATTTCAAATTATACGGGGAGTGCAACCTGGTCTGGAGGGAAGTTGACCCTATCCAAAGGTGATTATTCTCGATTCCCGAATTCCTCTGGTAAAACTTATAAGTATGTTGCATTTTTGGAGGGAGAGTGAGCACAAATGTATTACATCAACTCAAGTCCGAACGAGACCGGCAACCACGGCAACCCCATGGGACAACCTTTCCCAAACTGTGTGACCCTACCTGACGATCTCCTGAGCCCCTATCTTGCGGCAAA